CTGTTACCCACCTGTTCAATGTATTCAAGGTTCGATCCCAACTCCATTCATATTCGATGATATGACAAAATGGGAAGACGCTGCTGATGGTATGATGTATTGGTATCTAGCAGGTGATGAAAAAAGAACTGCGTGCGGTCAAAAAGGTAGAGAGTGGGCTCTTGGAGACGGAGGCATCAACGCAGAAAATATGTGTTCACAGTTCATAAAATGTATGGATTATACATTAGAACATTTTAGACCAGTAAAAACCTTTGGTATATTTACTGAAAAAGATTATGTAGGAAATCTAATGCCAGGCGGGATGGGATTTGAGATTCCTGTCATAAATAAAGAAAAAATAAAAACGGAGATTGAAAAAATAACAATATAAAAACATTTTTGTGTGTTTTTGTATTTTTCTGTATATTTATTATTATGAAACAAAATGATGACCGTAAAACCGTTAGTATCACAAAAAATGTATATAAATCTCTAAAAGAATATTGTGATAAAAATGGCCTAAAAATACGGTGGTTATTGGAAAAAATCATAACGGAGTATATAAAGAAATGATAACATTGAGATGTCAAATATGTAATAAAGAGTTCAACACTTATAGATTTACAAAAAAGCAAAGAAAGTTTTGTAGTCTGAAATGTTATTATCATTCTCTAAAAAATATAGACCAATATAGAAATAAACGATGTCTTTATTGTGATACATCTTTTATTTCTCAACAACACAGCAAAAAAATGATAGAAAAAAATAAATATTGTTCTAAAGAATGTAGAGGATTACACTTAGGAGAAATGCAAAGAAAAGGCGAACATAAAACATGCCCACAATGTAAAAAAGAGTTTTATGCCAAAAAATGCAACTCTTTATATAAATGTTGTAGTCAGTCGTGCGCATTCAGGTATAAAACAGGAAAACCAAACCCAAAAGCATCAATCACAATATCTCAACTTATAGCAGAAGGAAAAATAAATCCAAAAAGAAACTTCTATAAACAAGGATGGTATGTTACAAAAACAGGAAATAAAGAGTGGTTTGGATCATCTTATGAGGAAAAAAGAATGAAACAGTTGGATGATATGGGAGTAAAATGGACAAAAAATCACGGTATTCGTATTCCATATATTGATGGCAAAGGTAATCAAAAACACTATGTCCCAGATTTTTTAGTTGATAATAAAATCGTAGAAGAAGTAAAACCAAAGTCGGTTATTGATACAAACTTCAATAACTGTAAAATCAAAATACCTTTTGCTAAAAAATATTGTGAGAACAATGGATATGAATATAGAATAATAACCGAAAATGATTTACCAAAATAATATTTATGAAAAAGTCATATAAAAACTGGACGGATACAAGAAGCCGATTTCATGTATTAGCAGGAATCATTCAAAAAGATACGTTGGCTACACTTACAATTCCTAATGGAAACACGATAGTAGAACTTAAAATTTTACCCACTTGGTTTGAAAAACTAAAATATAAACTCTGTGGATTTGAATGTAAAATTATTCGTGAGACACCATCAACATTTACAGATTTTAATGAAGCAAATAAATCATTGTCATCAGTTCGTTGCGCATATGTTGATAAGAATCTGTGGGATGTTACCGAAAAAGATTTAAACGGAACTATAAAAGAATTGGAAACAAAAACACAATAATAAAACAACATGATAGAAATATACGATAGAGTAGCAGTTAGTAATCATTTTGATGAACACCCGCACGAATCAATTACGGTTTACGTCCCAGCATCAGGGTCTTGGTGTGAAACGTTTTATAGCAAAGAACAATATCTAAAGAGAATGGAAGCTTGGGATAAGGCAGTTTTAGGTGAAAGAATTAATCCCGGTTGGTATGACCTTCGTGGCAGTGTTAGTCATCCTCAATGGGGCGATAATAATAAATATTGTAGTGGAAGTAAAAATCAAGAAACAATTTGAAGCAGTATAACAAATTGACTTTTTAATGTATTATAGTAAAATTGTTACATGAAAACTTATATTAAGAAAACAGAGTCGTTAATAGTTCCGCAAGCAGCAACTCTACAAGCAGCAGGTTATGACGTTGTAGTATTGGATGACCCCAAAATTGTTGGTATTCAAGATGGAGAATATTGGAAATCAATAGATTACATAGAATACCATACGGGATTATTCATTGCTCCACAAACGGATGCTTATAACACTAATTACCACACACTTATATTTCCTCGTTCTAGTGTAAGAAAATATAATTTAGTTTTGGCTAATAGCATAGGTCTTGTTGATAATGACTATAGAGGCGAAATCATTCTTTGTTTTAAATACATTTGGCAACCAGAAGATTTTGTAATCCTCATCGACCCCAATACAAAAATAACAAATGGTGGGTCAGTAGATATAATATCCGATAAAAAAGCCAAATTCAAAGTTGACATTGTTGGAAAAGTTAATTCAGAAAAAATCTATAAGAAAGGTGATAAAATTGGACAACTTGTTTCGGATGTTACCAATACTATTGACTGGGTAGTAGTTGCAGATTTGACATCTACTGCACGTGGCGAAGGTGGATTTGGTCACACAGATCAAAAAAAACAAGAACACAGACCACCAACACCCGACCCAAGAAAGACACCCATAAAAACTTCTGTAAACATTGTTGAAAGATGGAAAGAGGCGGGAGACGATGTGCCCGTACCACAAAAGTATGAATCCGTTGCAAGAGAAAGAGAAAAATTAATACCATAAATTGAACATTTTTGAGTGTTTTTGAGTTTTTCATTGTATTTATTGTTATGAACAAAAAACGTAAAACCGTTAATATTACAAATGAAGTATATACATCTCTAAAAGAATATTGTGATAAAAATGGTTTAAAAATACGATGGTTATTAGAAAAAATAATAACAAAATATATTAATGAAAATTAAATTACAATGTAAAATATGTAAGAAGGAATTTATACCTACAAGCAGAGGAAAAAAAGGTAAGTCTTTTAAATTTTGTAGCAATAAATGTAAATTCACATATCAAAAAGAAAATCCACCAAGACCAAAAACCGGATTTAATAAAATATGTGAATGGTGTAAATCTAAATTTTATGTACAACAAAATGAAAAACATTACAAATTCTGTTGTTCAAGGTGTGGAAATTTAAGTAAAGCTAGTAGAGGAATAAGACATTCCAATCTATACACCAAAGGATATTATATATCAAAACTTACAGGAAATAAAGAACATTATGATAGTTCTTATGAACTTAAAAGAATGGAACAACTAGATAAAATGGGTATAACGTGGACTAAATATCATAAAATAGCAATTCCATATAAAAATAAAAATAATGATATACATTACTATATTCCCGATTTTTTTGTGGGTGGAAAAATTGTAGAAGAAGTTAAACCACAAAAAAATATAAATTCAAATTATTTAGATGTAAAAGCAAAACTGAAAGCAGGAAAATTATTCTGCAAAGAAAACGGTTATCAATTTAAAGTAATAACAGAAAAAGAACTAGAAATAAAATAATATGAGTAATAAACCAATTTGTATTTTTCAGGCGCCTTGTTGGACTAGGTCAGGTTATGGTGATTTAGGTATGGCACTGGCCAAAAGTTTACTTAGATATGATAAATATGAACTAATGTTGGTCCCAACCAGATGGGGTGGATGTAGTAGAAAATATTTAGTGTCAGATGTATCAGACCCATTGGAGAAGGAATTGTACTCAAAAATAATGAGACAACCCTTAAATAAACAACCAGAAATATTCATACAGTGTTCTATTCCAAACGAATTCCAAACTCCAGCCAAATACAATATCGGGGTAACAGCAGGAATAGAAACAACCATAGCACGTCCAGATTGGATTGAGGGATTGAATCGTATGAATATGAATATTGTTACTTCAAACCACGCCAGACGGGTATTTCAAGAAGCTACGTATCAAAAACAACCACAACAAGGACAACCACAAATACAAAGTGAAGAATTAAAATCTCTCAAACCTATGGAAGTATTGTTTTGGGGAGCTGATACATCAATTTATGGTATAGATAAAACATTTGAAGCAAAAATTGATATTGAGTTTTCTAATATCAAAGAAGATTTTTGTTTCTTATTTGTTGGTCAGTGGACTGGTGGAGGTTTATTCAACGACAGAAAAGACATAGGCAATCTCATTAAAACGTTCATGAGTGCATTTGTTAATATGGGTGTTAAGCCAAAACCCGCTTTAATCATCAAAACTAGTGGAGCAGCAATTTGTAATATGGACAAACACGACATGATTAATAGATTAAAGAGTGTCAGAAATATGGTAGAAAATGAAAGAAATACCAAAGACCTTCCAAACGTTTATATTTTGTATGGAGATTTAACAGAATCAGAAATGAATGCTCTTTACAATCATCCGAAAGTAAAAGCTCATATATCTTTTACTCACGGTGAAGGATTTGGTCATCCACTATTGCTTTCAACTCTTAGTGGTAAACCTTTATTAGTTTCTAATTGGAGTGGTCATTTAGATTTCTTAGACCCAAAAATGTGTAAGTTGTTGGATGGTGATGTTAAACCATTACCAGGAGATTGTGTTAATGAGTGGCTTATTAAAGAATCTTCGTGGTTTACTGTAAACTATGCAAAAGCAGAAGAAACAATGAAGACGTGTTTCTACTATTACAAACCATATCTTGAGAGAGCAGAACAACTTAGAATTAAAAATCTTACTGAGTTTTCCAATGAAGTTATGGATAAAAAATTCCATGCTATGCTTGACAAATATGTTCCTAAATTTGCTACTGAGGCTAAACTTATATTGCCTAAACTCAAAAGAATTTCGACCGTTTCACAATCTATAAATTCAACAGTAAAAGAATTATCATTACCAAATTCTCAATCAAATATTTAGAAAATATGAA